AATCCAGCAGGGATTGGTGAACACTCAGATATTATTGAAGCCGTTGAACATGAACTCATGGAAATGGCAAAGTATGAAGACCAACTAGAAATGTTGGAAAAGTATTTCGCAAAAGAAGAGCAAGAACAATACACTCTTTTCTCTTGACAAATCCCCAATAAAGTGATATATTTACATAATGAAATTTTACACTCATGTGGCCCAGTGGGGCAATCAACTATTAGTTCGTGCCGTAGAGAACGGAGTTCGTAGTAACTTCAAAGTTAAATACGAACCTACTCTCTATGTTCCTGTTCAAAAGGAAACTGGATGGAAAACATTGGAGGGCAAGAATGTCTCTCCAATGAAATTCTTGTCCATCAAAGAGGCAAAGGAATTTGTAGATCAATACCAAAGTCAACCACACCTCGTGTATGGTATGACACAGTTTCCTTATACCTACATTTCAGAAACATATCCAAAACAAATTCAATATGACAGTTCGCAGTTGCGTATTGTGACTATTGATATTGAGGTTGAGTGTGAGAACGGTTTTCCAAATGCCGATCAAGCACTTGAACCTATGTTGGCTATTACAATCAAAAACCACGACACTGGACGAATTAAGGTTTGGGGATTGCATGACTATCATAACGATAGAGAAGATGTGCAATACATCAAATGTCAGACAGAACGAGAACTTCTTGCTCAGTTCCTTTCGTGGTGGGAAAGTGATCATCCAGACATTATCACTGGTTGGAATACAGAGTTCTTTGATATTCCCTATATCTGTAACCGCATCAAATCTGTAATGGGAGAGGACGCAATGAAGCGTCTATCTCCTTGGGGTGTTGTGAATGCTCGTTGGGTAAACTCTGGTTATGGTAAGAAGGATATGATTTATGATATTCTTGGTGTAGAAGAACTTGATTATCTACAACTCTATCGTAAATTTACATACTCAAATCAAGAATCATATCGACTTGATCACATCGCTAATGTTGAACTTGGTGAACGCAAAGACGAAAATCCATATGAGACATTTCGTGAATGGTATACAAAAGACTATCAGTCTTTCCTAGACTATAACATTCAAGATGTGGAACTCGTTGACAGGCTTGATGATAAGATGAAACTGATTGACCTTATCCTCACTATGACTTATGAGGCAAAGGTGAATATGTCTGACTCCTTTACTTCTGTGAAGTATTGGGATGTTCTTATCTATAATCACTTGCGTAGTAAGAAGATTGTTATCCCACAGAAACTTGGACACAAATCTAAAGGTGACAAGTATGTTGGTGCATATGTCAAAGAACCACAAGTTGGGCAACACAAGTGGGTTCTATCTTTTGACTTGAACTCTCTGTATCCACACTTGATTATGCAATACAATATTTCCCCAGAAACATTGTTATCACAAGTTGCAGACTATGTTGATGTGGATTATATGTTGGAAACAAAACCACTCAAAGTTACAAATAATGTAACTATGACACCAAATGGTGCGATGTTCTCAAAACAATCTCAAGGGTTTTTGCCTGAGATGATGCAGTCGATGTATGATGATAGAACCATCTACAAGAAGAAAATGTTGGAAGCAAAACAACAATATGAAAATACGAAAGATGCTAAATATCTAAAAGATGTTAGTAGATTTACAAACATTCAAATGGCCAGAAAGATTTCACTGAACTCTGCTTATGGTGCGATTGGTAATGAGTGGTTTCGTTATTATGACTTGAGAATTGCAGAAGGTATCACTACTTCTGGCCAATTGTCAATTCGTTGGATTGAGAAATCCTTAAACATCTATCTAAACAAACTATTGAAAACTGATGGAGTTGATTATGTTATTGCGTCAGATACGGATTCGGTATACATTACTTTTGACAAACTCGTTAATACGGTGCTTGCAAAAAGAGAAGATGAATCGGAGAGTTCATATCGTGGCAGGGCCATTGACTTCCTTGATCGAGTCGCTCAAGAGAAGATTGAACCTTTTATTGATAAGTCTTATCAGGCTCTTGCTTCGTATGTAAGTGCATTTGATCAGAAGATGCAGATGAAGCGTGAGGTGATTGCAGACAAGGGTATCTGGACTGCAAAGAAAAGATATATCCTCAACGCATGGGATGTGGAAGGTGTTCGTTACCAAGAACCACAACTCAAGATTATGGGTATTGAGGCAGTCAAGTCATCAACGCCTGCACCTTGTCGTGAAAAGATTAAACAGGCACTAAAGATTATTATGTCTGGAACAGAGAAAGATGTGAACAACTTTATTCAAGAGTTTCGTGAAGAGTTTATGGAACTTTCCCCAGAAGAGGTTTCTTTTCCTCGTTCTGTCAATGGTATTGACAAGTGGGGTGATAGTGCAAACATTTTCAAGAAGGGCGCTCCAATGCACATTAAAGGAGTTATCTTATACAACCACTTCTTGAGACAAAACAAACTAACTAATAAGTATCCAATTATTCAAGAGGGTGAGAAAATCAAGTTTATGAATCTACGAACACCAAATCGTATGTCATCCAATGTAATTTCTTTTATGACAAAATTACCAAAAGAACTTGACATTCATCCACATTTGGATTATGATACACAGTTCGATAAGGCTTTTGTTGAACCTCTGACTTTTATCTGTAATCAGATTGGTTGGAAGATTGATCGTTCTTATGGAACACAGACCACTTTGGAGGATTTTTTCGGATGAGTTATACACCATACACACTACAAGATGTTTACGATGCAGAGGCACAGGCCAAGTTCAATGTTATTTCTACATTTGCGGGCGGCGGTGGTTCTTCTACAGGGTATCGCCTTGCCGGTGGTAAAATTCTTATGGTGAATGAATTTGTTGAAGAAGCACAAAACACTTATAGAGAAAATTATCCATCAACCATTATATCACCAGATGATATAAAACAGTTGAGTGGAAAAGACTTTTTGGATGCAACAGGATTACAGGTTGGTGAGTTAGATATATTGGATGGTTCACCACCTTGTTCTGCATTTTCGGTTGCTGGTAAACTTTCACACTCTACAGATGGTAAACATTCTGATGGGTGGGGCCAGACTAAAAACTATTCAGATGGTAAGATGGTAGAAAATATTGAGGACTTATTTTTTGAGTTTCTACGAGTTGCAGATGATATTAAACCAAAAGTTATTATTGCAGAGAATGTTAAAGGTTTGACAATTGGTGAGGCAAAACAATACTTCAACAAAATCAATAATACATTTGAAGATATTGGTTATGATGTTTGTGCAAAGGTATTAGACAGTCGTTATTTTGGTGTATCACAAACTAGAACTCGTGTTATCTTTATTGGACTACGAAATGATATTACGGAAAAGGCTGGATACAACTTTATGACTATTGGTAATGTGTTCCCAGAAGAAAGTCCTAATGTAATCCCATTGAAAGATGCTCTTGTTGGATTAGAATATGATTCAGAAGAAGTAGAATATTTGACTAAGAAATTTACGAACACTGCATATTGGAGAGATACAGGAAGTAAGATGGAGATTGATCCACCAAAGGTTTTAACTGGAATGGACTATCACCCTAAAGGACATCACTTCAATCTCAAAAGGGTTTCTCAGTATCAACCTGCCCCAACACTAACTGCGATGGGTAGTGGTGATACAACTGCTGGTGCATTTCATTGGAGTGAACCTCGCAAGTTGACATTAGGCGAATTAAAGCGTATAATGTCACTGCCAGACGATTTCAAACTTACAGGTAAGTGGAATCAGAAGGCAGAGAGAATTGGTAGGATGGTGCCGCCTTTGATGATGAAGGCGATTGCAACATCTGTTTATGAAAAAGTATTGAAGGAGATTAATAATGGCTGATTTTACATTTGCACACAGGGAAGAAGGTTTTGATGAACATATCGAACAGTCTATTCGTGGGTATAGTCACTTACTTAATGATGTAGTAAATTATTCTCGTTACTTTGTAGAAGATGATACTAATGTTGTTGATATTGGTTGTTCTACTGGAAAACTAACACAGGCTCTACTTGAAGAGAATCAAGATCATTGTGCAGAGGCAAAATATGTTGGTGTTGAAATTGCCGAAGGATTCTTTAATGATTTAGATGATAGGTATAATCATATTTCTACATTACATCCATGGGCAGATGTCAATTTTGTAAAAGACGATATTCGTAACTACAAGTTTGAAAACTGTTCATTAGTTACATCTATTTTCACATTACAGTTTATGCCACCAAGACATCGTAGAGAAGTATTAGAAAAAATCTACAAAGGGTTGAACTATGGTGGTGCATTTATTTTTGCAGAGAAAACTGTTTGTGAAGACCCTAGACTACAAGATATGATGACTTTCAATTATTATGATTATAAGAGACAGGCATTCACCACAGAAGATATTATGGACAAAGAGAGAACTTTGCGTCACATGATGAAACCAAATACATGGAAAGAAATTCAAAGTAATCTAAGTGTTGCTGGATTTGGATTTGATAAGGTTCAACCATTTTGGAGAAACCACACATTCGTAGGAGCGATTGCAATAAAATGAAAAATGGAACAATAGTAACACTTGTAATGATAAACGGTGCAGAAATTATTGGGAAACTAGTGAAAGATGATTTTACTAAAATCACACTATATCGCCCCAGAATGGTTCAGGCATCACAACAGGGGGTTGGGCTTGTCAATGGTGTTTGTATGACAGGTAAAGAACCAGAAGGAGACTTTGATTTCAACAAAACAGGAGTTATGTTTATGATTGAAACAGTCAAAGAACTTGCTGATGGTTGGACTTCACAGACTAGTGGGATTGCATTACCACCGAAAGGGATTGTTGGTTAATGGACAGGTTTATCCAAGTATATGATGATGTTATCAATGAGTCGTTCTCAAAACAACTTATTGCGATGTTTGAAGAATCTCCTCAACAACAAGAGGACATTACTTTAGATGGGCATCGTTCATTCACTCAGATAACTCTACAAAATCACCCAGAGTGGGAGCCATTCTGTAAACCATTGCAGAATGTTTTTTTCGACTATATAGATCGTTATTGCAAAGATAGTAATGTCACTGATATTATGTTTCCACCAAAGTTTGCGTTTGAACAGTTTCGTATGAAGCGATATATGCCAAACGATGTGGATGAGTTTCGTGACCATGTTGATGTTGGTGACTATTCTTCTGCAAGACGATTCTTGGTATTCTTTTTATACCTAGACGATAATGAAGCAGGACACACTACATTCCCTCAATGGAATATTTCAGTTCAACCAAAGACAGGTAGAATGTTGATGTTCCCCCCAATGTGGACACATCTACACGCTGGAACAAAACCAGTGAATAAACCAAAATACATCATAGGAAGTTATTTACATTATGTATAAGTTTGTGGAAAATAAAGATAAGACATGGACAGGTGTTGGACTAACTGAAGAGGCAGGCAAATATCAAGGGGTTGTTTATCGTTACGGTGAGGTTAAAGTAATTGAGAATGAAGAAAAAACAGAAGCCTCTTTACAATTTGAGTTTGATGTGTTAGACTCCAATGGACTACCAAAAGAGATGTTTGACGATGATTTTTACAAAGTCATCGGCGATGTTCTACAAGACATTTTAAGAGAACAATTAGATAAGGATGAATTACAGTATGTCAACACAGACGATTGAAAGAACGGCACTTAGTAACCTAGTATATAACGAACCATATGCAAGAAAGGTTCTACCATTTATCAAACCAGAGTATTTTACCAATCGTCACGAAAGAGTTGTATTTGAAGAAATCAACAAGTTCATGGAGAAGTATGGAAATCAACCTACAAAAGAAGCCCTCTCTATTGAACTTGATAACAGAAAAGATTTGAATGAAGAAGAATTCAAATCTGTTCTAACTATTGTTGAGACACTATCCCATGCAGAAGTTGATATGCAGTGGTTGGTGGATACGACAGAAAAGTTTTGTAAGGATAAGGCAGTCTACAATGCTATCCTTAGTGGTATTCAGATTATTGAGGGAAAGGATAAAACACATACTTCAGAAGCAATACCATCCATTCTATCAGAGGCAC